TCATATCTTCTAAAAACATCTTGCATTAAATTTGTTATTTGGTTTATGACTTCATAATTTTGAGATATAACTGTAAGGGTAAATGCCTCTTCAGTCATCCACCATTGGACAGGAACTGTTTTAACCTCAAAATCATAGATCATATAAGTTCTACCTGGAAGCAAATTGTTAAATTCTGGAATCTGCTGAGTAGGGATTATAGGCACTAATGGGTCCGCCATTGAATCTACATAATAGTCACCCTGATCTAATATATTGGCATCTTGAATAACTTCCCATATATATTTACGGATGTCTGCTGAGGCTATACTGTTATAATTTGTCATACTACGTACTCATCCTTAGAATATTGTCTTAATAGATTAATTATAGCAGTTCTGACCTGTACAGGCCCTGCCTTTTTGCCATTAAGTACTTTGGCTGTTTCTGCATCAATAGCTCCTATAATTCCAGATGAATTAATAACTGAGTCTATCTTTGTGTTAAACCAATGGTTATAAAATTTCTCAAAAGATCCTTTTACCTGCTTTCCTCCAGGATTATAATTTTTTATAACTGTGCCTGCTGCCACAAATCTTATTTGTCCCCCCTCTGGGATTGGGATTGGCTTTGAAGCTCTCCAGATAATAGGCTTTCCTGCTTCCATGATATTTGCTTTATCTCTAAATACATGACGGGAAGCAACAGTCTTTCCAGTTTTTCCTGGTTCTAGTAATAATGGATCTATAGGAACTTTTGTTTTTGACTTAATGAATCCTGGTCTAATTATTAAATTCCCAGAAGCAGAACTTTCTTTCCATAGAAAAAACAATCTTCCTTTAGTAGTTCCAACTTGATTCCATTCATAAATATGATGATATGATTTTGGGTTTGCTTTAGCTTCTATACTCATAGCCTTTACAAATGCTTTTGATCCGACTGTGAAGACAGCATTTGCTAATTCTTCTAAGACTGCAGGAGAAGATAATTCTTTAATCCCGCCAACTTTTAGGTCAAGTTCAGATGTAATATTTAATATGTCAAATTTATTTGCTGTCAGTGCTATCACTTTGGATATGTACCCTTTGCAACGTGACTTCATAATATGCTACTTTGCCAAAAGGATCTAAGACTGCGTGTGTAGCAGTTACATCAAAAATTGTATCAGGAGTATCATACTTATCAATTTCCATATATACCTGCTTACCGTCACTTGTTCTTATCTGTGACACTCTCCAGCGTTTTGAAAACGGGACTAAGCATTTCATTTTTAGTTGAAGCTTTTCATCATATTCATTATGCTTACCAATATCAAATCGCTTATTATCATATCTTGATGCACCAGCACCAGATTTAATTGGCTCTACTTTGCATTGAATTGTTTTTTCGTATACCCATTCTCTTTTTAGAATTCCGCTATCTGCTGATTGCTGATTTTGCTGAACAAGTATGTCCGCTGTCATATTCATGACACTTCCTATATACGAGCCTAGCATTAGATAATCACTACTCCAGTATTGCGATATTGATCAAGAATAGAGTCTACGATCACATCCCCAGTACCATTAAATGCTCCGTCTGCAAGCTCAAATGAAATTTCTGAAAGGTCTACTTTCTTTAAATATCTTTCACGCCATTGTGCATCACGAGATAGTACATTCCCAGCAAGTTTAATAGCTGCATATTGGATATCGTTAGGGACATATGACCATCCCATTTCTCCATAAAACTTATAACGTGTATGTTGTCTAAAACGACCATAATAAAGAATTGTTGGGTCAAATTGTCCTTCATAAATTACGTCTTCAGAATTTTTAATTATACGTACTGCTTTATTTGTAGTTGAAAGCTCAACATCATAACCAAAAGAATTATATTCTGGGTCTTGCGTGTAATCTATTACAAGAACTCCATTTTCATAAACTTTACTTAGTGTTACCATTCTCTGAGTTAATTCAATTGCATCTGAGTCATATCCGAACATTTCCTGATCTCCCCAGTATCTTCCAAATGATTGGTTTGCATATGCTTCAATTTGATAACGAGCGACACGCTCTGCATATATTAATTCTTCATGTGTTCTATAGTCAAGGTCTTCAGGTCTTGTCCCAAAATTATAATAATCAATTATCTTTGCTATAGTGGCATATGGGGTAAACACCTCATAGAAATCTTCTGCTGATACAGCTTTGCCATTTACTGTATAGTCCCATTGTAGTCTTAGGACTCTGTTTAAATTAGTGTAGGACGGGTCTAGATCAAATGTATATTTTCCTATTTCAGGATCATTTGTTGCTATCCCGCCCGTACCTACTACTGTTCCGTAGTTTGCATCAGTGACTGAAACTGTGACATCACCGTCTGCATTAGCCAGTTGCCCATTTGTATAAATTTCAAATTCTGCAAGTTCTGTTGTTCCTCTAACTATTTGATGCAACTGACTTACCTCCTAATTAATTATAGAAATCCTGTGCTTCTCTTGGAGTAGCAGGACGGAATCCTATTTCTGTGTCAAAAATATTTTGTGCGTCATCTTCTGGCATAGCAATAAATGGATGTTGCTGAGTAAATGTATATCCGTGAGTGCTGTACGATGGGTTTTGACGGTCCATTCTAACAAGAATAGTGTTTGTCTTATCCAACTTTACCTTCTTCTTTGGTTCTTCATCAAGTTTTACATTAACTTGTTCAGCCCCACTAAATCTTGAATACATTTCGTTTGTAATTCCTTCTTCTTGCAAAGCCAAGATAACTGATTGCTTTGTTGCTTTTTCAGGCATTTCAATACCAAAGCTTTCTGCAACCTTCTTTAATTCGTTTAATTTTAGATCTTCAAATGACATTTATTATTCCTTTCATGTCACAACAATTATACCATTTAATAAATGATAAGGGGGGAGAGTCACCTCTCCCCCGCTTATTCTTGCACCTTAAAAGGTTATATTAGAATGTTCCACGTGTACGAGTATCTGCGTTAGATACTAGTGAACCGTGTGTAACAGATCCAAGTGTACCGAAATCAGTACCTCCGACCTTTACATTCTTTACGATAACATGTGCGTCAAAGTTCTCAAATGCACAACCAACACGGATAAATAGAGTATACTCAATTGTATCCTTCTTTGGTTGGAAGAGACGATAGACAACAACATCACGCTTGATTCCTACGATGAAGTTCTGTGGGAATGTTAGGTGTAGATCACCAAACAATCCGCTAGATGCATCATAGCCTGAATCTCCGTATGCCTTACCTGTGGAATCACGAGTTTCATCCATAAGAGGCACGTTGATTACTGGGATACCGAATGCAAACGGAGTGGTTGAACCTGGGCCACCATCGTTAGCAACTACGTCACCACGGATTACGCCAGAAGCGATATCCCATGGATTAACTGAACCAGCATTCGCTGTAAGATTATATAGATAATCCTGCACTAGGTTTGATCCTGTGAAGAAGCGAAGTTGATTACGACGTTGCTTGTACTTACGTGGCATGGTCTTGATTGCCTTATTGAATACAGCCTTATCCAATCCTTGTGCATTACCGTCTACGACGTGTGCATTTGCGATTGCGTTAGCACGGAAACCAACAAAAGCTGACATAAGTCCGCTTCCTGTTCCTGTTGCATTGATAAGTGTATCTTCAATATCATTACCTGCTTGTGTTGCCATCAAACGTGCAATATGATCTTCTAGATCTGGGCCTTCAATGTTATCCTCAAGAGCCTCAGCTGAAAGTTCCCAATCAAGACGAAGCTTACGAGTTGTTAAAGAGATCTTTGAGAAAGTTGCGCCTGCAGTTGTGAATTGGTCACCTGCTGCATTTACGTAATCACGAGGATTCTCTTCAGCTGCAACTGTCATTAGTCTCTGACCAACAGATACACGATCAATTTCTGTAGTATTGCTGCGCATACGGATTGTACGTGCTGCCTTTGCAAGAATTGTTGCGTCCCACATATAATCTAGGAATCTGTTAGCTTGATCTGGGTAAAGAAGACCAGTTCCAGAATGGGTACGCCCATCGCCTGAGAGGTCTGATCCTGATGTACCAAGATTTGTTGTATCAATTACTTTTTGTAATAGTTCATTGCTCATTATTTTATTTCACCACCTTTTTTTGTTTGACTTTATAGATTGTCAGTTCCGAGGAAGGATCCTTGCCAATCAAACTCCAAATTTTTTTGAAGTCTAGTATCCCTTGATGCGCTGTCTACGTCACCAATGGACTTTTGTACTGCAGTATCGCTTTCATACGATGTAAAACGCTTCTCTAGTTCTTCAAATCTCTTGAAGAAATCAGCGATATTATTTGTAAGAGCTGTAAGCTCCTTCTTAATATCTGAGACTGCGCCTTCCATTTCAGAACGAGCTGATGCTACTGAGTCAACTGACTTTTGTAGCTTCTCTTCTACGTCTGCAGAATTCTTATTTAGTGCTTCACCAAAGAGGTCTTGCAGATCAGTCAACATCTTTGCAAAAGGTTGTTCTGCTTCTGCGCTAGTGACGGACTTCTCTACTGTTTCTTCTGCTGGTGTTTCTACAGCTGGAGCTTCTACAGGAGCTTCAACCTTTTCTACTTCTGTTGTTGCATCTACAACAACTTCTGTGTTTTCGTCTGCCATTTCATTACCTCCTTTATTCATAGCATTTTCTGAATCATTTTCAGACTCAGACTTCTTTATCTTTTTATTTTGATCTGGGTACAAATTAATTGTTCCGCTTGAATCAATTGTTCCAGCATCTCCATCACGTGTTGTTGCTGAATGTGACGGTCCTGGAGCATCATCTTTCTGTAAGTAAGAATCAACGATCTTACTAATAGCTAAACCTTTTTCTGTTTCTGAGCTTTCAATCCAACCGATATTATCCATACCAGTTCCACAAATAACACAATCCTTTGATGCATCTGATGCAGATGATGCTATCTTATCTGTTTTGCACCAAAATACATTTTCAACAGAAGTATCTGCTGCCATACCTTTAATAAAATGAGATCCATCAGCATTCTTTTGAATAGAAAAGATATTTGCTAATGGATTTGCTGGTGTGTCTACCAATGAAAGTTCCATGAGATCGTATTCTTTAATAACACGACGATCTTCTTTGTCTCCTGGCTCAAATGCTGATTGAACAATATTTCCGCCAATTGAAAAACCTGTTAATGTTCCATCCAAAACTTTTTCCCATGTATCCTGTGCACCTTTTGATACATAGGTCTGTACATAAATTCCTTTATAGGTTTTACCAGATTCCTTATCAAAATATTCTTCAGGTTGAAATGAAAGTACTTTGCCGATTGCAATTGGTTGATGCATTTCACGGAGATTACCTCTAAAACGTGCAAATGCTTTTTCTGATGCGTCTGATGTAACAATGTCACCATGGCGATCAATATTATCTAATGTTGCAAATCCTGAAACAGTTCTATTTTCCTTATTGACTTTAGCAATAGGAAATGATAAACGAACTGATGACTCGCTATTATTCCATTGTACTTTTTGAATGTTCATTCTATGATAAATAATATCAACATTTTGCAGAAAGGCAAAAAATCTATGGTATTATTTAACCTTTCTTCCTTCGCCTTTTCTAGCCCGTCCCGATATAGATTCTAATGGGGCAGCATTTCTGGTCTTATCTCTTGATCTACTTTGCATAGTTTGAGCCTTTATTTCAGCTGCTTTTGCTGCTGGGTCAAAGACTTCTTCACCAGAATCAATAGGATTTTTACCCATTCTCATTCTAACTTCATTAGGCTTAATTACCTGAGTTGTTAGATAAATCTGGTCAATTTGAGCTTGTGATAGCTCATCTGTTAGAGTTAATTCTTCAAATTGGAACTCAAACATATCTGTAAATTCTTTAATTAGTTTATTAATCTGCATTTCAAGCATATCTTGTGCTGGACGAGAAACTTGCTCTTTATAAATCTTATCATCTAAAGGACTAGGTGTTCCATGACCAATCTTTGATAATGGAGTTCTATGTGCAATAAGAATGCGATCTCTATTTTCTACTGTGTAATTTTGGAAGGAGGAATCTTGAATTCCCGCTTCAACTGGCTTCATCTCAAAATCAACACGGGCATTTTCCCCATCGGAAGGAAGTGGAATATACAGAGTTCTGTGGTTTCTACCCTTTAGTCCGATCTGGAAGAATTCCAGCAGTTTTCTTTCTGAATCAGCATTTAGACGAGCACCCTTAGAAACAATGATATATCTTGGAACTGCTTTGTTCTCAAAATAATCTAAATTATATCTTGCTGCGAATTCATCTCCAGCAACTGCTTTTGATGCAGACATAATGTCTGGGATTCCATAATATGTATTTGTTGGAGAATATTTCTTAAAATGAATTACTTCGTTAGGACGAGGATCTGTGCCTATTTGGTCCTGTGTGGTCGTATCGCCAAAGTTTCTGAAGTATGTATAGCGATTGTACACAACCTGCACAAAACCGTCTCTATGGCGTCTTATACGCATTGTAATGGCTGGTATATGACCTACATAACCAATTGATCCAGATGATGTTCTACCTATTTCAAGATATCCGTTTCCAGTTACTTCCAAATCTCTATAAATCTTCTTCATAACTTCTTCAAAAGTATCATCTGAATTAAGACTTTCAATTCTGTCCCGCATCATCACTTTTGCACGAGAAATCTTACGGCGAACCTTTTCTAGCTTTTGCTCATCATCGGATACATCTTCTAGCTTATCAAGAGTTCTTTGATTCTCCATAAACTTATAACCTAATCCAACTACGTTAGAAACTTTAGCTTCTACTGCAGCGTGATGGTATGGGGATAGATCAAATAATTGCGCAAGGTACATAACGTTATATGGAGGTTGCACAATTTGAAATAATGAATATCCAGTTAGATCTAGTGGATCTAACTTCTTTGACTTGGCATCATCTTGTCCTGTATATGCTTTTTGTAATTTACGTGTAGCATTGCGACGGAAATTTGAATTAAGCCCATCAATTTTTAATAATTCTTCACCCTTTAATAAAAATGGATCATCAAAATCTGATTCTTGTAATTGGCGAGGAGCAGTACCAAGAGCAGCCCCTTCAATCTCAATCATTGTTGAATTTTCTGAATCGTCATCTACGACACTAGCCTTATGCTCTATCATATTAGCCCCATCTTTTTCTTTTGAACTAAATCTTCTTTAAGTGCAGGAAGGTCATACTCGTCTGCTACTAGTCCCCATTCAAGTCTTTGCTTTTGATTCTGATATTCTTCTTCAGAAACAGGTCGGTGTCCAGAAAACCATACAGGAGATCCTCCATCTTCAACACCATATTCCTTTGCAAATCTTCTTAATTCAGCAATCTTTGAAGCATTGCCTTTTGTTGAGAAAATACACATAAAGTTGCCGTCTTCATCGGTAACCATTTTTCCTTCTGCTGTTTGCCATATATACACGCCATATGCAACTTCTTCTACTGGAGTAACCTTCATATGCCCTTATTCTACCATTTTTATTGACTTAAAACCAAAATAAATACATAATGGGAACAATCATCTTACCCAGCACATTCCTACATCAGCAGTAGGTCTTAGATTAGCTTCTTTCCAACCTTCATTTTCCCACCATTGCTTGTGTTCATTTAGCCATGATTTAAACACAAATTGATCAAGCTTAAACCATTCAGTTGGTTCTTGAAGATGTTTTACTATAAATTGTGGGGCTACTTCTGTGTATCCTAACTTTAACAAATAGTCCAGTTGATCTTGATGGTCAGATAATGTTTCTTTTGTCCATTCAAATGTTAATTTGCCACTATATTTAGTCATCCCTTTAAAGACAGACCATTCAGCACCCTCAACATCAATTTTCATTAAATCTGGTTGTCCATATATATCAATCAAAGAGTCTATAGTTATAGTGGTAGCACTTATAGTTCTAAATGGTTTATTTGCATATGGCATATTGTCTGCTGTTAACCATTCTTTATTTATAGTTGACAATCCGTCTTCATCTGCTTCATAGAATTCAATCTGTTGATTATTTTCATCTGATACCGCCATTTTTAATGGGATAACATCTGGATAATATATCCAGCTTTGCACAAGTTGTTTAAAAATACGTGGGGCTGGCTCTAAAGCTATAACCTTATAACCTTGATTAAGTCCTGCAACTACCGCATCTCCACGATTTGCTCCTATATCAAATAAAATCATTTAATTCTTTCCAAATTATTTTTAACAGCATCTTTATATTCAGAAGAAATATCACGATTATCTAAATCTGATAATATTTCTTTACTTTCTTTTGCTTGACCAATCCACCATCCAGTTATTGCTTTTTGAAACTCTAAACAATAACTACCATAGTATCCTACAGGAGCAGGGAGTATGTCGTGTTCTTGTTTTGTTAGACCTAGGCAAGCCCAAGTATAAGATTCTTGCCAATTACCAGATTGTTCATGAAATTGAGATAACATAAAATAAGCTTCTGGTCTTTCTGGTTGAACTGTAAGTGCATGATATATATAATTACTTACATTCCATTGTCTATCTTTTTGGTCTTCAAAGCATCTTGAAATTCTAAGAAGTGAATTATATGTTAATAATCTATGAGTATTATAGCCAAATTCAGCACATCTCAAATAGAATGAAACGGCTGATGCTGTCTGATT